ATGTGCTACTACTGTGAGTCCTGGGCTGGGCACACAACGGCATCAATGGATTGCTCCCAAGAAAAAGGAACCAGGCAGCATACGCAAACAATTGGCCGAGCTGTATCCGCATCTTCGAGATGATGAGTTGGATTTAATGGCCCAAATCAATACCAAACAAGACATAGAAGAATACTTAAAAGCTTCAGGGCAAGACACAAAGAAATGACTTATACCTGTCAGTATTGCCGGAAAGACTTTATCAAGGAGTCCAGTCTTGCGGTGCATTCATGCGAGCCGCGTCGCCGCCGTCAGGAACAAAACGAAGCAGGCGTACGACTTGGGTTCAATGCCTATCTAAAGTTCTACGAACTCACACAAGGAAGTGCCAAGTTAAAGACCTATGATGACTTTTGTGAAAGCGCATACTACCGAGCTTTTGTACGGTTTGGTCGTTACTGTGTAGATATTCGTGCAGTCAATCCAGAACAGTTTGTCCGATGGGTGCTGAAACAAAATAAAAAAATCGATCATTGGTGTAAGGATACTGTTTACACAGAATACCTAACTGATTATCTGCGTGTGGAAAATATAAATGATGCCTTGGCTCGGGCCATGGAGTTTGGCATTGACTGGAGTGAGAAATCCGAACACCCAGCAGAAGATTGCTTGCGTTATGGTAATACCAACGCCATGGTGTATGCTGTGACCACTGGCCGCATCAGTCCTTGGATTATTTACAACAGCGAATCAGGACAGAAGTTTTTGAGCGAACTAGATGCCACACAGGTGGCCATGATATGGCCTTACATTGATGCAGACTTTTGGATGAAGAAGTTTCGAGAACATCCGGCAGATCAAGAATATGTGAAAGACGTACTACAGAAAGCAGGCTGGTAAAATGGAGTTAAAAGATCATCATGTGGTAATTGCAGGAATGCCTTGGGTCAATTCTATACACGCACCATTGGCGGCACCGGGCGTTTTGAAATCAGCACTGACCCTGGCCGGCATAAAATCTACAGCCATGGATCTCAACATCGAAGTGCTGGTCAAAGTCAAAAGTCACCCCGAATGCGCTCATCTAATAAAGTTTTTTGAAACCCAAACAGCCGAAGATTGGGTGGTCCAAGAAGTTTCAAAGATACTGTTCTACTGCGCCAATAGGATAATCAGTCTAAAACCTACCATCATAGCTTTGAGTCTGTTGACTTATGAATGTCAAAATTTTACCTACTGGTTGTGCGCTGTGCTCAAAGAAATCTATCCGCAGGGACTAATAGTAATTGGCGGTCCCGGAATCAAACAAAATGTATCAAGTTACAGTGACAAATTTTTAGACATTGCAAAAAAGTTAAATCTAATAGATGATTACATTGCCGGCGACGGAGAGGAAAGTCTGGTTGAGTACGTCAAAGGTAACCGGGACTATCCCGGAATAAACAATGAAAATTGGAAACCTTTGGATGATTTGAACAATCTTCAGGATCCAGACTGGAGCGATTATAATTTTTATCTGTATTCACAAACTTATATTCCTGTGATTGATGCCAAGGGCTGTGTACGAAACTGTGAGTTTTGTGATGTGATTGAGTTTTGGAAAAAATTCAAATATCGTACTGCAGAAAATATCTTTGAAGAAATGTTGAGACAAATTGATCGCTATGGCATGAAAGATTTTGATTTCAGAAGCAGCATATCCAATGGTAACTTGAAAGAATTTCGAAAACTGTTGCAGTTGATGTATGACTATAACAAAGGAAAATATAGACCAGAACAGATCAGTTGGAACGCCAGTTTTATCATAAGAAAAGAAAGTCAGCATCCAGAGATAATGTGGGAACAAATGGCGGCAACAAATGCTACCCTCAGTCTTGGAGTTGAAAGCGTGGTCCCACATGTGCGCAAAGATCTTGGCAAGCATTTTGAAAATTCTGACATTGATTATCATTTGGAAATGGCAAAAAAATACAATGTCAAACTTATAATCATGATCATTACCGGATACCCTACAGAAACACTGGAAGGATATGAATTTACCAAGCAATGGTTTAGAGACAGAGTGGCCTACAAAGACACTATTTCTAGACTGTTTTTAGGTCCGTGTGCTATCATTCCCAATACCGGACTGGATCGCCATGCCATGGAGTATAAAATTATCTTCCTTAACGATGATGGCAAGCCAATGGATTCGGCTACATCAAAATCCAGAACATCAAACTCCAAGTGGCAAACAGAAACCATAACCCGGCAGGAACGTATCACGCATCACAAAGAGTTGGTCAACTTGTGTAGAGAGTTAGGATTTAATCTAGATGCTTACTAATTTTAAAATTTGTGTAGAATGCTCGCATAACGACGGCAGTATTAGTCTGGAAATCTCAGACCGTAATGCAGTGTTACACACAGTCAACAATATCTGTCAGACCCAGACTGAAATAGACTTTCAGGTAACATTTCCAAATCGACTCACCATCAAAATTGATACGGGTGTTCATGGTGACCGTTGGGTTAAGGTTTACAAAGTCAAAATTGGAACTTTGGAAGTACCCAAACACATCTACTGTCAAATATTTAATTTTTGCTCGCTCAATGGAGCTACCTTGATCACTGATTTTTGGCACAACTCTGGAGTAGTCACAGTTGACTTGTTTGCTAAAAATTGGGTACAATATCACTTATTATATGGCAACAAAATTTCAAGCCGACATTGATATTGACTTGGCCGACAGAGACCAACTGCTGAAGTTGATTTGTGCAACTCCGGCCCAACAACTGCATCAAGGTCGAGTGCGTAAGCACAACAGTGGCGTGTACGTTACAGACATTCCACGTGACCCTGTGCATGATTGCGCAGCTATTGATTATGAAACAGCTGAGCAGTTGGGCTATTTCAAAATAGATCTACTCAACATGTCGGTATATCAGTTGATCCGATCACCAGAACATTATCAACAAATGCTGACATTGGATCCACCGTGGAGTCGCTTGTGGACAGATCCCAAATGGACCAGCCAACTGGTTCATGTGGGTAATTATACCGAGTTGTTAAAAACCATGCAGCCCGATTCGATTCCAAGGATGGCAGCTTTTATCAGTATTATTCGTCCAGGCAAAGCCCATTTACAAAACAGGCCCTGGGCTGAAGTGTTCGAGTCGGTCTGGGACGGTGATGACAGCCGCGGATTTGTGTTCAAACACGCACATGCCATTGGATATGCAGCCTTGGTAGCACTGCATATGAATTTAATTAGTCAACCCGCCTTACAAGAGTAATTGACTTACGTTTAGATTTCTTACGGCTCATTTCGCTGAGACTACAAACAGGCCCGTGTAAGATTTCTAAATCTTTGTTGGTAAAAGTGCGAAGATAAGGTTTAAATAGGTCCCATTGGCCTTTGAGGAATATGTTGATGGGAACGCTGCGATTGCTTTCCCACCACCAAACATTGGCCAACTCTAAAAAATGACGCTTTAGTTCAGCATCGGCTATGGCACCAAAATCGTAGATGGTGGTTATTGCATCGTCTTGATTTTGTACAATGCCCACATACTCGGTTGAGGCATAAACACACAAGGTGATAAATGGGTATTTTTCAGCTAATTTTTCAATGAAATCGTTTGTCATGTCTAAGGATATTTACCAGACCATTTTGACACCGGTTTCCAAAGGCACTAAATATATTGTATGTATTCTACCCAAGCCTATATCTATCAGCAAATCACGCGAGTGTTACTCATGGACACAGGTGCCGGCGAAACTTTTATCTATAGGTATGATCCCGTGTACGCAAAATCGCTAACCATAAACAAAGGCGTTGACAATGTGCTGTTATTTGAGTTCATTAATCAACAAGAAAAACCTGTCAACATCACAGGAAGCTCTTTCCTATTTCGTGCTATCAGCACCGCCGGCGATCGTATCTTGGTTGAAAAACCCATGGTCGTACTAAATGCTGCCACAGGGCGTGCCAAGGTCACACTGACTGCTGCAGATCTATTGGAAGTATTAGCACAGCCTGCCACCTACAGCATTCAACGTACCAGCGGTAACCTAACCGAAGCTGTGTTTACCAATGCGCAAGCCGGTGCTCGTGCTCCTGCCGTCATAGTAGATTCAATATTGCCACAGCATGTGCCCAGTGCTCCATTGACAATTCCTACAACCAAGTTGAGTGCTCAAGCCAGTTTAGATGGCACCGCCTGGGGCAGTTACAGTCCTGGAACCTACTGGCAGGGCAATCCCAACGGCGGTAACTACTGGACCAGTTTTGCCAACACAGAGTTTTACAGCAGTTTCATCGAACCGGTCAATGCCGTTACAACCATACAAATGACCTTGGTAGGATATACAGGAACAATCAAAGCACAAGCCGCTGCCAATTACGAAAGTATTTGGTACAATGTAACCGAGTCCGTTACCTACTACAACGAAACTCGAACTATACACATGAACATTGTGGGCTGGCATCCTTTGCTGCGTTTGTGTTTCAACAACAGTATATTTGCTGTGCCAACACAACCTGGAACTCCAGCCATTGCCTATGCCACAACAGAAAACGGTGTAGTGACCAGTGTGTCAATTCTCAATGGTGGCTCGGGCTATTTGGCACCACCACACATCAACTTCGTCGGTGACGGCGCCGGTGCCACAGCGGTGGCCACTATTGACCAAGGTGTAGTGACCGGAATTGAAGTGACCAACGGTGGTTCGGGCTACTGGTATCTGCCCAATGCCGGAATAGGTGCCGGAGTGTATCCAAATAATCCTAACCAAACTGGTGCTGCGGTCATAATCAGCACCGGTTACGTGGTTGACCTTCTTTATAGATAACACCAAACTCTCTTGAGGTGTGCTAGTAAATCTGCTATAATTGTAGCATGATTGATGTGATTTCTTTTCTTCCGGCAAAGAGAAAACAAACAGCTTCGGGTTGGATCAGTTTCAACGCACCCTGTTGCGTTCATCGCGGCGACACACAAGACAAACGACAACGCGGCGGCATTAAGCCTAGCCCGGATGGATCATGGTCGTACCATTGTTTCAATTGTGGATATACTGCTAGTTTTTTTCTAGGGCGCAATTTAACATTCAAAGCCCGTCGGTTACTTGAGTGGATAAATGTGCCACAAGAAGAAATTGAGCGTATCAACCTTGAAAGTCTGAAGCATAAGAGCATAGAAGGCTTGTTGGGCGAACGTCAGGTCATGATGCAACAACTGCAAAGTATCTCGTTTGAAGATAGAGATTTACCAGCCGATACACACCCACTCGATGATGCAGCACGAGCATACTTACAGAATAGGCGCATACCTTTAGACTATCCATTCTTGTATAAAACAATGCCCAGGCCCGGTGTTGTGATTCCTTTTACCTATGACAATCAAGTGGTAGGGCATACTACTAGATTTCTCGATGATAGAACGCCTAGATATATACAAGACATACAACCGGGTTATGTATTTGGCACAGACTTACAAAAGGCCACGTGGCAATCAGTGATTGTAGTTGAAGGCGTGTTTGATGCACTTAGTATCAACGGCTTGGCCGTGTTACACGCAGAGATCAATGATGCCCAGGCGAGACTGATACGCAGTCTGGGACGTGAAGTTGTGGTTGTGCCAGACCAAGACGAAGCTGGCATGCGGTTGGTCGACCGTGCTGTAGAACTGGGATGGGCAGTGAGCATGCCCGAGTGGCCCGCTGATGTAAAAGATGTAAACGATGCAGTAATTCATTGGGGCCGATTGGCAACTTTGCTAACTATTATGCAAACCCGGGAAACTAGTCGAATTAAAATAGAACTAAGGAAGAAACAGTTGGTTAAACAACTTAATAAAAAATGAGAATTTTAGTGTGCGGCGATAGCTATAGTATTACTGATCCAGATTTTTCTGGACTGCATTGGAGTGAGAAAATTTTAAATTTCTCTCCTGAGTTTGAGGTATGTAATTTAGCAATGGGCGGGTGCAGCAATGCTATGATAACCTTGCAACTGATGCAAGGATTAAATTTAAATCCAGATTTTGTAATACTGTCATTTACTAGTGAACATCGATATGAGCTAGACAAAGATGTTGATGCATTACCAGATGATCTTAGTGCGTTAAGTCTTGCTAATTATCAAAAAAGTCGATATACAACTAATATGTATACAAAAGATAAAGATATTGATCGATGGATGGCTGGTAAATGTTCTAACAATTTTGAAAAGCTCAAAAATTATTTTTACATTTCTTTTTGTTTACAGACATTGACCCAATTTAACATCCCGTTTGCATTTAGCCTAGGCGGATTTGAATATAAGCAAGATTATTCGGTGTTGATCAATAGCAATTACATGTATAATTTTTTAAAGGATTACACAGATAACGAACTCAAAACCAATCTCTGGTATCATGGTCAAAAATCTAAACCATACTTTCATGTTGACAACGATAGAGTGCAATCATTGTATGCCAATGAATGCATATTTCGTATTAATAACATTACAAAAACCCATGCATAACAATTGGTGCCCAGAAATTTATCGTGGAGTTTTTATTGATCGAGTAAACGACAATAAAATTCGTATAGCACCGTGTTGCCAGGCACAAAGTACAGTTGAGTTGGTTGACAATTTTAATTTTGAAACCAACCCGTATTTAACTCGATTGCGAGAACAATTTGCCCACGGAGAATATCCTGACGAATGTAATATGTGTTGGAAAGTAGAAAAACACGGACACAAAAGTCGTCGACAAAGTGCCATTGAGTTTTTTGATCTATCTACTCCTGACACCACTGTGATATTGGAAGGACTTGACCATAGTGCTACCTGGGCATGTAATCTTGCATGTGTCATGTGCGGGCCACAAAATAGTAGCACTTGGGCCACAGAATTAGATTACACTAAAAATGAATTAATTGATATTGGTCGACAATTTCAGAAATCAAATAATTTTTTAGATAAATTAGATCTTTCTAACATTAAAAAAATACATTTTAATGGAGGAGAGCCCATGCTTAATAATGAACAAACTCATCTACTAGAAAATTTAGAACAACAAGGAGTTTTAAAAAATACATTTATAAGTTATAATACCAATGGCACAGTTATGCCCAGTGATAAAATAATAAACTTGTGGGGTAAGTCCCGATTGGTTAAATTATTTTTTAGCATAGATGGAACCGACTCGGCATTTGAATATGTCAGATATCCGGGTAAGTGGGACAAGGTCAGCAATAATCTATTAGAAATGAAAAAACAATTACCAAGCAATGTAATGTTTGGATTTAACAGTGCTGTAGGATGTTATAATTTATTTGAAATGGCAGAAGTATATCGTTGGTTTTCTCAGTACTTGCAACGTAACAGAGAAGGAGACCCGTCGGATTTTAATTGGCAATTTGTAAGTAATTTTGATATTAAAAATCTTAATCAACAGGCAAAAATATCAGCTATAAAGTGTTTAGATACAATACCTCAGTTACAAGGACTTGTTAAGTATATAAAATCTACACTAAACTATGCTGAAAACAATGAATGGATGGACCGATTAGACATAATAGATCAACGGCGTGGAACAAGTTGGCGTACAAGTTTGCAAATAGGAAAGTATTATTGAGAAATTATGTTAAAAGACTACGGACTTGAGGTCCAGAAACTATTCTTAGAAATGATGTTGCAAGACGCAGAGTCGTATGTGCGTGTGCAGAACATTTACAATCCTGAAAACTTTGATAGAAGCTTGCGCCCAACAGCAGAGTTCATAGCTCAGCACAGCAATGACTATAAAACACTACCCAGCACCGAACAGATCCGAGCGGCCACCGGGGTTGCACTAAATCATATTCCAGACTTGAACGAAGGACACTTTGAGTGGTTCATGACCGAGTTTGAAGCATTTACTCGCAGACAAGAACTAGAACGAGCAATTTTAAAATCGGCAGACCTGTTGGAAAAGGGTGAGTACGACCCTGTAGAAAAACTAATCAAAGATGCAGTGCAGATCTCATTGACCAAGGACATGGGCACAGATTATTTTGCTGACCCAAGAGCACGTATTGACAAGTATTTTAATTCGGGTGGACAAGTAAGCACAGGTTG